AGCTGAGAGTCATCCCATTGGCGGGGGACACCATTACACATCCGATGTGCGACGAAAGCAGCACTCAATCCACAAAATCCTCAATGATGCGCCCTACGGCGGCAACATCGAGATCGTCTTCACCAAAAACAAAGCGCAAAACCAATTCGATGACGTCAGTGCACGTCAGACCATAGCGCCAGTGGTAAAACCTGGTCATGTCGAATCTAGACGCAACAGAACACGTCCGGATTCTTTCAAGCAGTCCCTTAACCCCGAGTTCGAGGAAGGAACCTTTGGCATTCCAGCCGATACCAGCAAGTGAATGGTCGCCCTTGGGCGCCAATTGAAGGTAACGTTCTGCGAAAGCCCGAGAAATTGGGGGCGTATGGCGGAACTCGAAAGCGTAACTCAAAGCTTTACCAGCAAGATACTGAGAATCAGTAACTGCTGACGAATTATTAGCCCTTGAGTTAAACCTCGCCAACGCTTTTCCCAATTTCGGGACCAGAACGTGACCCGTGGTTGTCATGATAAACTGTTTGGACAGGAAGGTACACTCGACCAGGTATTTGCGAACAAACACCTTGGCGCGCATACAAGCTTCCTTGGCAACGAATTGATAAGCCCGGCGCATCTGCTGTGCACGAGAAAGGGGGTTATCAACTCTGAATAACATGTCGTCACCAAGAACCAAACACAAACCACGAAGACGATGTTTGACTGCAAAACACTCCACAATGGACGCGTTCCACAGAGTATTCCGAAACGTAGTGCTCTGGGCCCCCGTTGGAAGTTGATTGCTAATGCGGCTAAAAAGTCTGTACTCGCGTGAACGAACAGCAAACGAATTAGCATGCAACATTAGCGAAGTCAACCACAACGGTGCACCAAGCCTACGTAACCATTGGACCTCCAACAAATGAACATCCCTGACCTGGGTTTGATCATTGCTACTAAAGTCTGACTCTATGAACTTTGAACCGGAAGCGGCGCCGGCCTGGATAAAGTCACACAGCTCCTCAGTCTGCTTGCGGTATGCACCACAAAAAACGACACAAGAAGGGTCAGTAGCAAGATCCATTGCACGAAACATACGCTTAGTGCAAGCCATCATAACAGGGCCAAGGATGACATTGTGGATGTCAGAACTTTGATAAATGATTCTGGGTGCCCA